GTTCTCGAATAATAGTTTCCGTCTATAAATATCAGTATAAACACAATTATGAGTATTTATTTCACTCCATTTTTTATTTATATAATGATGTACTTTATCAAAGAATGGTACTTTTTCTCTTGTTTCTTTATCAATTCCACCATATAATAATTTAAATGTTTTCTGTTTTGATTCTTCATAGGAACAACCATAGTGTTTTGCTAAGTGTTCGTGTACTGAATCTTTACCAAAATCATAATCAACCAAGTCAGCAATCAATCTTAAATGATATGCATCGAAGTCAAACTCTATAAGTGAATTATTTTTAGGTATGAATGCTTTTCTCTTCTCAGGTGGTAAAGCAGCAAAGTTAACACTTCCAAATGAATTACTTGGCCTACCTGTTGTTGTCCATAGATTGTATTGTGAATATAGTTTACCATTAGATATATGTTTCTTTACTCTTATGTCAAATATATCACATACATTATCAGAAACCTTGATTCCATTCTTTTCAATTGAGGTAAATGCCTTAATTACATCATTCATATAATCTTCGTTCTCACCCGTATGTAGTATAAACATCTTCTCACACACCTCACTACAATACTCTTTATGTTTGATTAAAGGTATGATTTCGTTAAGTTTTTTAACATTGTAGAACTTGTTCGACAAGAAATCTATTGCATTATTGCGAACATTATTGTCAAATGGTTTACCTGTGTCTTTCCAATATAGAAAGTTCATATCCACCACATACTTAAATTCATAGAAATGATTTAATAATTTTTTATCAGGTGTCATAACCAATTCTTCATCTAACCATTTGTAAT